AGGGAAGACAGATGCGTGAAGGCTGGGAGCCTGTGAAGGCAGAGGATCATCCTGAGTTGAAGATCATGTCTGACCTCAACTCCCAGTTCAAAGGCAATGTTGAAGTGGGTGGCTTGCTCCTTTGCAAGGCTCCCCTTGAGAAGATGCTGCAACGCCAGAAGTACTTCCAAGAAGTTTCTGACCGACAGATCGATGGTGTGGACCGCAGTTATCTGCGGGAGAATGATCCGCGTATGCCGCTCCTTAATCCGGAGCGTTCGACGCGCACCAGTTTCGGACGAGGTTAAATCCTTATCTTTCCACTTTTCGAGGTAATTTCAAATGGCTTCAGGAACTGATGTTACTAGCCCTTATGGGTTCCTGCCGATCAACCTCATCGGCGGTCAGGTATTTGCGGGTTCCACCCGTATGTACCCGATTCAGTACGGCTATGACACGAACATCTTCTACGGAGATTTCGTCAAAGTCGTGCGAGGTTCGGCTACTCGCGTTTCGATTGGTGCTGCCACCAATTCCAACGCGGTGACCGGCGTTTTTGTTGGTTGCTCCTACACCGATCCGGTGACCAAGGACAAGCGTTTCTCGCAGTACTACCCGGCTTCGACGCTGGCTGGTGATGCGTTGGCGTATGTCGTTGACGATCCGGACACTGTGTTCAAGGCTGCGGTCTGCTCTGCGACTACGGTCATGGCATCGGGCGCGTATGCGCTGGTCGGAACCAACCTTTCGGCTGTCGACAACACGGGTAATGTGAACACGGGCAATTCGAAGAACGCGATCCTCGCGCCTTCGGCTACGCCTGCGACCAGCATCCTCCCGCTGCGCTGCGTTGGCGTGGTCCCTGAGACTTCGCTTTCGTACACGGCTACGGGTTCGTCCTCCAGCACGACCCTTACCCTCACGGGTTCGGGCGCTCCGGCGGCTCTCCCGGTCGGCACGAGCGTGGCCTACTACGCATCGAACGGTCAGTTGATTGAGACTGGTTCGTTCCTCAGCGTGGCGGCTGCGGTCGGTGATACCTCGCTTACCCTGAACGCCGCTATCGCGGTGCCGGGTTCGGTGACGGCTATCCCCTCTGCTTCGACTGTTGTCTTCACGATCTACCGTGAGTTGTTGGTCAAACTCAATGTTCTGACCCACGGCTACTACAGTAGCGTCACTGCCTAAAGGAGTTCTGAGAAATGGCTATTTCACGCGCACAGATGCTGAAGGAACTCCTGCCGGGGCTTAACGCCCTGTTCGGCTTGGAGTACCAGAAGTACGAAGATGAGCATACCCTCATCTATGAGACCGAAAACTCCGAGAAGGCTTTCGAAGAGGAAGTCAAGTTGTCGGGCTTCGGCACGGCCCCTGTCAAGCAGGAAGGTCAGGCCATTGCCTACGACAACGCGCAGGAGGCTTGGACGGCTCGTTATAACCACGAGACGATCGCCATGGGGTTCTCGATCACTGAGGAGGCCATGGAGGACAATCTCTATGACCAACTCTCTGCTCGTTACACCAAGGCTCTCGCCCGTGGTATGGCGAACACCAAGCAGGTCAAGGCTGCGGCTCTGCTCAACAACGGTTTCACCACCTTCCAGTCGGGAGACGGTGTGACGCTGTTTAGCACGGCTCACCCCTTGGTCAGCGGTGGCACCAATGCCAACCGTCCGACCGTGGGTGCGGACCTCAACGAGACTTCCTTGGAAGACGCAATCATCTCGATTGCGAACTATGTGGACGAGCGCGGTCTCTTGATCGCCGCCCGTCCTCGTCGTCTCGTTGTGCCGTCGAACTTGATGTTCGTTGCCGAGCGCCTGATGGAGACCACTCTCCGCACGGCGACCGCCGACAACGACATCAACGCGATCCGCAACATGGGCGCTATCCCGGAAGGCTACGCTGTCAATCACTACCTGACTGACACGAACGCCTTCTTCATCATCACGGATGTCCCGAATGGTATGAAGCACTTCGTGCGTACCCCGCTCTCGACCTCCATGGATGGTGACTTTGATACCGGGAATGTCCGGTACAAGGCCCGTGAGCGTTACTCGTTTGGTGTCAGCGATCCGCTTGGCATCTACGGTTCGCCGGGTTCGACCTGATAGGGTCGGAATGGAAGGGGGGGCGAAAGCCCCCCTTTCTTTTTGTGCATGTGTAGTGTTTAATCGCACTACCGGGATAATTTAGCCTGCCAGACAGACCCGGCTGACGGTATGCAGACTGGCAGGCAACTCGCATACGAGGTTTAAACATGGCTAAGACTACTTTCTCTGGTCCGGTTGAGTCGGACAATGGTTTCATCGGCGCAGTGGTTGGCAATGTCTCTGCCACCGTTTTGACCGCTGCTTCCGGCACGATCACGAACCTTCTCTGCACCTCCCTGACGGTTGGCAGCACCAAGATTGGTGTGGTGGTCAACGCGGCTTCGGGCGCAGTGTCAGCCCAGCAGGGTTACATTCAGGTTCTGGTCGGAGCGACCACCGCGTATATCGCCCTGTACAAGAGCGTCACCGTTTAATTTTAAAGCGGAGGATTCTCTATGGCACAGTACGATGTCTGGGCGGTTAACCCGACCAGCGACGATGACTATTTCCGCTCCTCTGCGACCATTGCTGCGTCTGGGAACATCGCTCTTCTGGCGAATGATGTAGGTCAGTACGGAACTGGCTACAAGGTTTCCATCACCTCCAATGGCGCGGATGCCAACAAGACCTTCACCGTTACCGGTGTCAAGGTTGGCGCTACGGGTTACAACGGCATCGTGACTGAGACCATTACAGGTCCAAGCGCGACCGTGGTCTATTCGACCAACTACTACACCCGCGTCAACAGCATCAGCATCAGCGCGGCTTCGACTGGTGGCATCAAGATCGGTTACGGTGGTGACCTTGCGTTCCCCCGTACCCGCATCAAGCAAGTGATCTATGTGGCCTCGTCGGTTGGAGGTAGCATTACCTTCACCGCGCAGCCCAATAACACCACGCTGCTGAAGTTGTTTACGCCAGCCGACAGCACTGCAAATGATGCCATGGTTCCCCCTGAAGGAATCTTGACCACGAAGAGTGGGAACAATGACTTTGCAGTCATGACGCTGGATCAGGTCTCCAAGGTCACAGTTCTCTGCGGGTGATTTATGGCGAAAAGCCCAGCATGGCAAAGGAAAGAAGGCAAAGACCCATCTGGCGGACTTAATGCCAAGGGCAGGGCTTCTTACAACAAAGCCAACCCCGGCAAGCCGGGTCTGAAGCCGCCTGCGCCGAATCCAAAAACCAAGAAGGATGCGGCTAGGCGTAAGTCATTTTGCGCGAGAATGTCTGGAATGCCGGGTCCAATGAAAGATGAGAAGGGGCGACCAACGCGCAAAGCGTTGTCGTTGAAAGCATGGAACTGCTGAACTGCACTAGATGCAGAGATATGAAACCGGCAACGCCGGAGTTTTTCCCTCCGCATAACAAAAAGCGGAATGGTTTTGACAGTTGGTGTCGGGCATGTCGTTCTTCTTATCGAAACGGAATAAATAGAGGTAAGTTCAGGGATGTAATTTCTGATCATGACCTGCTTCAAATTAAGTCCGAAACCAAAGAGTGCGTCATTTGTGGAGACAGCGGCCCTTTGGTAGTAGATCATGATCATAAGACTGGGGAAATTCGTGGCCTCCTTTGCAACCATTGCAATAGGGGGCTTGGTCATTTTAGGGATGACCCTGAACTTTTAGAATTTGCTCGTATGTATTTGCTTGCTTCATCCGACTCTCCAGAGTGGGATGAATACTCACAGGTCGCGTAACATGGCAAAGGCAAAAAGCAAGGTAAACGCAGCCGGGAACTACACCAAGCCTGAGATGCGTAAGCGACTGTTTAACCAGATCAAGGGTTCCGCAGTCCAAGGCACAGCATCAGGTCAGTGGTCCGCTCGTAAGGCGCAGTTGCTTGCCAAGAAGTACAAGGAAGCCGGAGGCGGCTACAAGAACTGATGGCTATGCGGGTCAAAAAGGATGCGATTGGACAGGCCATCAAACAGTCCTACAAGAATGGCAAGGGAAAGTCTTGCCCTGTGGCGACGATGGATGTCCATGTCAACCTGAAGAATCGCAACCACGCCATCAAGGAATACGGCTACGGCCCACTGAATCCTGATGAGCCTTCAGATAAGTTCTGGAAGGCCAAGGCGAAGATGTGGGCGGTGGATGTCGATGAGGCTCAGAAGTCCCGTTGTGGGAACTGCGCGGCATTCATCCAGACCAAGCAGATGCTGGATTGCATCTCCAAGGGAATGGAAGCCGGTGACAAGCCTCATAAGGATTACTCGATGGATGTCATCGAGGCAAGCAATTTGGGGTACTGCGAACTCTTCCATTTCAAGTGTGCCGGTGCGCGTACTTGCGATGCTTGGATCGTAGGTGGGCCGATCAGATGAAAGCGACACAGCGTTCATTGAAGGCTTGGACTGAGCAGAAATGGAGGACGAAGAGTGGAAAACCGAGTAGTGAAACTGGTGAAAGATATCTACCAGAGGCTGCGATCAAGGCTCTCTCGCCTTCGGAATATGCCCGTACCACCGCCGCCAAGCGTAAGGGTAAAGCCCAAGGCAAGCAGTTCGTCTCGCAACCGA